TATTTGCAGCACGATGACCCAATTGTCGCCATCCCATTTCATATTAGTATGTATGGATTAATTAGCGCGCACATAATCCTTGCCAATAGTGTGGTCTCTATATTGTATAATTATAACTCATTAAGCGTGATGGCATACTGTTTATACATCACTACACTATTATTTTGGAATAATTTAACGCATTCAGGAATGATTAGAAATATTGATATTGCAACTGGAATTGTAAATATAACATTTATTACATATTACGACAGCTTATGGTTTGATGCATGGTATAGAGAATTATGGGCAAGTGTTACGAGTTTGGGTTGTCTTATTTATTTAATGAATACATATATATTTTATTGTCAAACGACACCGGACACAGAAGAGATAACAAATGACGACCAGAGCAATATTATAACAAAGTATTCCTATTTTTCCACAAAGTATATTCCGCCAAATACATATAATCGTGAGCTAGCGTATTATTATACTTCATTTGTCCACATATTCGCATTGCATGTTTTGCCGCCAGTTACGTGCATGTATTGCATTATTTATAGCGACCAAACTAAAATATAAATCTATCCGGTTCTGCATTAGGTCAAATAAAAAAGTAAAAAAATTGTTATAATATAGTATGCTAAAACAATTTGCGCGCGACAATGTTACATTAGTCTCCATTATTGTGTTTTTAATCATATACAGTTTAATTCAAATGAACCGTCCAGCCATTTTCTATAACTTGGATGGAAGTATCCGCGACTTTGGGGTTGGCTATAAAAACAAAACTATTCTTCCTATTTGGCTATTATCCATTATTTTAGGCATCTTGTCTTATTTAGCTGTATTGTATTATATCTCTTATTCCCATCTGGTAACCTTCTAATTTATTAATCTATTCATGCATTCGTGCATTCATGTATTAATGTATTCACAAATTTATGATTACATTATGGTGCAATATTGTGGTTATAGCGTATAATCTTTTCCTGCGGTTTTAGCCGCGACAGTTTTCTCTGTTTTAGCCACAGTTTTCAAGTATTTGGCGCGAGCATCCGCGATTTGTTTCAAATCCTTATTGCATCCACCCGATATTAATTTGTAAGACACAATAGATGTCAGCAATAGCCCAGTGTATATATACCAAAGGCCTTCGCCAATGTTGTCCTTTTTAAGAACTAGCTCTTTCAGTTGTTTTTTATATGTTTCGCGGTCTGCCTCGTTGACATCTGGAGTGATTAGCGGCGTAAGCACCCCCCATATGCTATTAAAGTTTTCGGGGTTCATTGAATTTACTAAAATACCTTTATTGCCGCACAATTTCATGATGGCTTCTGCCGCCTTTCTTAGGCCGGCTGATTTTTCGCCACTTGCGGTTTCGCCTGCTTCTGCCAATGATTTGGTGATGGTGTTCTCTAAATCACTGTCCACAATGATTTTGCCTAGAATGTTGTTGGCATCATTGTATATGAAAAAATATCCAACCACGTCTGCGAAAGCCCCCTTTAATCCTGGGTAGACAATGAGCGCCATGATTACTGAGCCAAAAATGAATGCCCACGGGATAATAGTGATGATTAAAGTGGATACGAGGTTTTTGCCTACTGTGCCCCCGCATCGCTGAATAGTGGCGCCCAAATTAAAGGCAAATTGCTGCACCAATACTACGAAAAAATAGAGCGCTAGGCGCGACATGTTGCTCGTTAAATAATCGGCATAGGTCCCAGTATCTTCAAATGGTAGCTTGAAATAGTAAAAATATATTAGGGTAATCATAAAGAATGCAAATAACGACACGTATGTAAGGTCCATATACTATTACACAATATATATTACTCAAGGTTATTTCGCCAAATCCACCTTATTAATACTATGCAATAATTATATGAACTTCAATAATGTGAATAAACCATTGTTGACTGAACCTGGCGTAAAATATTTCTTAAGCGAAACATTAAAACAGTGCCGAGACTTTAAATATAAGCATCACAACACTCTTTTAAATATCGGGATGTTTCTCCTCTTCATAACTATTTTAGGCATATTGCTCTTTTATAAATACAAAGGCAAGTTGACCCCCAAAGAGCGTCATGAAAAGGACAACCACAAGCGGCAATACATATTGTCTAAAATATCAAATTACCAAACCGCTAAAAAACGCGAACAACAAGAATTAATCACCGGGTTGCCCCATTGGAATAATGAATATGAAGTTACTCGTCAGCGCCTGCGATAAAATGTGGATTGCAAATAATGCAATCATGTTGTGCAAATGTGGGTAACACCAATCATAAAAATATATTAATAAATTATATATGTCTGTGAATGAACCACCATCCAAACCAAATATCGGCGTGGCATCCGCCGTGACCAATGTCGGGGCTCAAATCCAAGACCTCATCGCAAATACCCTTACGACGGCAGCTGCACCAGTTGCACCAGAAGATGCTGCAGCTGCGACCGACAATGATGAAGTGGATTATGCGGCTTGGGCGGATAAAGATTATGGACCATCGCCAGAGTATGCAGTAACTCCAGACCTTGGCGAAGTCGCGCCATTAATAGCTAAAGACTCTTATCGCGAATGGTCCAATACTTCTTATAATGCGCCCTCAAGTCCACTTGATAAAACGGTTTCATTCAATAATGATAGCGAGGTCTCTTTTTATGTAGAGCACGAGGATGAGATGACGGATTATTATGAAGCCATTGACAGCTACTATAGTTATAAAGAGCATTATGAAACCAGTAAAACCGCCATCAAAAATAAAATTTCATCTAACCACGCAGATGTCAGCTGGAGGCAAAAACGCAACTTGTATAGAAAAACCAGACCTGCATGCATCAATTGCAAACGCAAAGTGGGGACAGTCTTTGCGACAGAGCACGTGGAAGATAAGGCCGACCCGAATAACATTGATAAAACTGCGAGACTATTAAAGGCGCGATGCGGCGATGACAAGGAGCCATGCACACTGGATATTCAAATCATGATACCTTTTACCATCATGTTTGAAAAAATCTTTGAAAACAATAAAAAATTAATAAAAACCATGCAAAAAATGATTATTGAAGAGAAGAATAACGCGATTTTTGGATACTCTGAACGCAATTCTGCGATACTCAAGTTTCAAACCATCAATAACCAATTGTCTTCCGTGATTAAAGACGATGAATACGTATCCTTATTGTTTGAATACATCGCAAATAATTCCAAAAAAACAAAACTGTTGGAAGAAACACATACCGCATTTTATGCCAATATTAATATTTTGCGCGATTATCTCGCCGAATATGAAAAAACGAACGACGACCAATCTATCATAGATGCGGTCACATTGTATAATGACGAAATTGTGCCGCAGCTTGAGCAAATCGCGTCATTAAAGTTCATGCACCAATCCGTAGAAATGGACAATAATGCCACGTTTCATCTGGTTCAGCAAGAGGTCAACCTGCCGAACCGCGTGTATTCCTCATTAGATACCGCGCGCATTGTGAAATATGTGGTGGACAATGAAAACATTGTGCCCAAAAAAGCCTTATTAAAGCCTAATCCGCTTATTGCGAATACTGACAGTAGCGCTAGTAGTGGGGCAACAAATACCTCAATAATGACGAGCGCGAGTGAAGGACAAAGTGTGGGGTCTAATCAATAACATAAATAACGCATATCAACCGTAAATGCAATATAAGATAATATAATATAGTATAGTATAGTATAATGATTCTCAATTATATTTCCATTCCCGTTTTTTTAATTAGTTTAGCAATTGGTCTATTCTTTGTATACGTGTTAGGTCCGGAAGAGAAAAAAGTCTTCCTTTATCCCAATCCTCAAAATATTTTGAACACCATTTATAAAGATAAAGCGGACCAATGCTTCAAGTATTCATCCAGTGAAGTCACATGCCCCACAGACAGTTCAAAAATTCAAGACGTGCCGATGCAGGATTAACCTTTGTGCCAGTTATTAAATATGCATGCCAAAAAATATAGGCATTATATATGGTGCACTTGTCCAAATTTATTAATTCACATACTGGTAAATTATTAATGTCCGCTATTCTAGGGTTTGGGTTTGCGACGTTGTTTAGAAAAGTGTGCGTTGGCAAGAATTGCGTTATTTATAATGCTCCGCCTTTGGAAAATGTGAAAGACAAAATATTTAAATATGATAAGAAATGCTATAAATATACGCACGAGAATGTGAAATGCGACTCCAGTAAAAAAGTAATTGAATTTAAATGATGCGCATAAAACGTAAACTATAGGAATAACCATAGACCAAATGCGTAATTTATAATTATCCAACAATATTTAGATAATTATATGAGCAGCACGACTAATATTAATGATCTTCCAACTGACCCCGCCGGCGGGGGAAACAGCACTGGGAATGTATCATATAATCCGAACCCCAATATGATGTCAAATACAAATCCGGGCGCTCAACCACAAGCGCCGCAATCGCAGCCACAACAGGCGTCTTCCTCTGGGTCCTCGCTAACTCTAGACCAAACCACTATCAACCAAATCATCAGCGGGCTACAGATTGCGAGCAGTGCCGGTGCGACACAACTCCCGTCCAAAGATATCCCGAGAAGCACGGAAGGACTAACACATGATGCGCAAATACAGCCGAATTATATGGCGCCGGCCACAAACCGAGATTATATTGTGGAGAATGAAACGAATGACGACATTGCTCGCGAATATAGCAGGAGTGAAACCAGGGCAAACAAACTGGACGACATTTATGATGAACTGCAAATACCGTTGCTGTTAGGAGTGCTATACTTTATATTTCAACTCCCAGTAGTAAAAAAATATTTATTCAATTATCTTCCTTTTTTGTTTCATGTAGACGGCAATCTCAACATCAATGGGTATTTAATCACGAGCGCGCTGTTTGGAGTAATATACTATGTATTGTCAAAAGTCATGGCGCAACTCAACCGGATTTAGCGCGCAGTTTGGTATCATAAGTAGAGATGGCCAATAATAAACTATACATATCATGATTTGAGCGTTCGCCCTTTTTATTGATGATGCACTCTATTTTGGAAAGCAGCATGATATTGGATTGGTGGCGTTTTGATTTTTGTGTAAGTGCATTTTTGGGCTTAATTTTATCCAATACAAATGCGAGGTCCTTATTGGCCCACGTTTTCATTAAACTGGTGATGCGTAATTTATGCGTTTTGAACCAATGGTTGTAAAATTCAATCCTCACCAGTTTTTGTTGGTTTATCACGTCATTGGAGAACGCGCCAATATATTTTTTGAGTTCCGCGGGCATGCGCAAAAGATTTACAATCACTTCATATTGTGCATTGGATTTTATAAGCTGTTTTGAAATGGTCGCTCTATTATATAATGCGATTGTGCGCAGTTGATTGGATTGTGTGGGGTCTTCCAACATTTTATTAATTGTGATGAGAATAATCTCATCATAATCACGGGCAGCTTTATATTGTTCAATGTAATTCATTGCATTAACGGGGTTATTTACAAAAGGCCGCCCTGCAAAAAAGTAATCAATTTTATTTATTGAGGTCTTTGTAAACGTGTGGAGTAAATAAACATTTGCGCGTTTGTAAATGAATGCGGTTGGTATTTCTTCTTTCATAATTGGAAAAAAGGAAGAAAAGGGTAAGAAACCTACTTAAAAATATTCAATAGCTTGGACAAGGGTTTCTTCCTTGTTCCGGATTTCTTCCTTTTAGGTTTCTTTTTAACTGTTACATTCTTGGGTTCATTACTCTTTTCATCTGACCCCTTCTTATTCATGGCCAAGTCCGCCGGCCGATACCTCAAAAACCATTCTTCAAACTCTTTACTATTGCGATTATTTTTCAGTTCCTGGAACTTCGCCGTCTTTTGCGCGCGCATCTCTTCTATGGTCTCCTGGTGACCTATGCAATTAATACTGAACCGTTTCAGCAAGCCCTTTTGCTTCAGCCGGTTTCGTTTCTGCACCTCAAACAAAAACTGCGACATGCATAAAATCCGGTCCGGGTTATAGTTGTATAACGGGTTATCAATATACAAAAACGCCAAATAAAAGCTCAACATGGTATCTATGGAGGCGACATTAATGTCTTCCCCGTGTTGTGTAAAAGTGTTGTAGCTATGGCACGCGAGCGGCTCGTAAATAACGGCTACATTGTCCTTCCCCACCTTAATTTCATAATGCGGCGCAATAATTTCGCCAATGCCCTCTAACCGGTGAATGGAGACATTTTTAATACCGATTTCCTCTAGGCGCTCCTTCACAATTTCTGCGGTTAATGTGGGCTCCTCCGACAGCACATCAAAATCAGGGTTTTTTTCCAATTTGGTGCGCATATGTTTGGGCATATAGCGTGACATCAGGGACACCGCAAACCCGCCAAAGAATATCACGCTTTGGTCAATGAGCGCCTGTTTTACTGTATTATAAATGGCGTCGTCATTCAGTTTACTCGACATTTTACGCTGAAATTCTACTGTATCGCAGTGTTGAGAAACAAGAGGATAATGCTTATTTAACACCACTAGCCGTTTCAACACTTTTTCCCAACGGCTCACGTCGCCCGCGGGTCTTGATAGCTCGAGATACATAGACATGCGCAAATAATTGGGAGGCGCATACAAAATACCGCCGACGCGTTTTGCGTCCGTTTTCAGTTTGTTAAACAGTTCCGCCGGAATGCTGGTGATGTCTGCGACTGGAATAAAATTCACAAACACTTTATATGTGCCGTGGTGTTGGCCGCTTTTTGCTTCCACCTCTTCAAAGCCGGCTTTAAAATATATATTGGTCAGTTCTTTCGCATCGTTTAACGCGTCCGCGGAAAAAAAATCATAGTCAGGAATATCAATCTCTTTATTGTAGAACTGGTCTTGTTTGGGCAATATATTATTGATTGCTGTGCCGCCGTAACATATGAGATGTTTCTGTTTTAAAAACACTTCCACAATGTGCATAATCTCTTTAATTTCGGGGAGCGCGGCAGTTTTTTTGCCCTGTATGTTTTCAACGGAGTCCACTGCCGCGCGCAAAATGGTTAATTCACACTCCTGAAACGTCATTTTACGGTCGCACAATGGGTTGGAAATCGTTTTATTGCCGTTATTATATGTGGTTTCAGCGGTCGCTGTGGTTGCTGTGGTTACATTCTCGTTATTTTCTCCATTTTTTTCTGTTACTTTATCTTTTACTTCTCTTGCAAATTTGTTACGATGATTACGAGTTTTATTCTTGCGTTTGTTATTGTATTTCGTAAATTTCATATATTATAACTATATAAAAATACATTGATAATATATAAGACAATCTAAATCTTGATGGAATAATAATCCGTGGTAATTACACGGTCCGCATAAGATAACGCCGGCTTTTGCGGCGGAGGTGCAGCAATGGTTGTCGGCTTATAACGGAACTTTTCCGGCTTTAATGCAAATGCATAACCCGCCTGGTCAAAAAACAGGTTGTTTTCTTCCAAATGTGTGTCCATATTTTGAAATCTCATCGCAATAAATTGGGAACCCGTTTCACGTATTAATGCCCCGCTTGGATTGCTCGGGTTGATACCCTTATCTGGCATGGCCATTGTCATCCCACGCTTATTGTGCTCAATGAGTTCATTTAAGTCGGGCGTATATTGCACATCATAATAATTCAATGACCGCATAAAAACGGAATTGCTTGTCATATTAACGAACTCAAATAACTCTTCGTAATCCATAAATACGGGGTTTGTCTTATCCACAATAATAACTATTTTATTTTTTAATTCAAGCAATGGGACCTCTCCTAAATTATATCGGTCATTTTCATAACTGTATTCTTTGCCCAACATTCTATCTTCGTTTGCCTTAAATATTGCGGCAAGATTTTTATACATTTGAGGGTTGGAACTAAACAATCTTAAATGAATTATCAACGGGTCGCTGGCATTTTGGCAGGTGGTCTGTAGAAACGCAGTGTTGGTGATTACATTCATCACATTTGCAAAATCAATGGAGTTAAAGGTTTCCTTAATATGAAAACTATTCGCGGTAGAGGTTGCCACCACTGGGCGGTCATTGACGGAATAAATTTCAAAATCCAATGCGCGCACACCTTGGCCTAAAATGCTCTTTAACACGCATAGAGATACGTAATCATTTTTATATGAGCCGCCGCTGCAGCAGTTGTATGCAGTTTTAATATAATAGTCGCGAAATAAGTATTTGCATTGTTCGGCATTGGGATTAATTGTGACTAAACTAGTCTTGATAGAATAATTCTTATCAAAAAACTTGCATTGACGGTTTTGCAAGTTGGACAAATAAATGTAGTAGATTATAAATGATACGACCAATATTATCAATAACATCGTTGCCCATACAGTTGCGGAAATATTTTGAAGCTCCCTCATAGTCATAGTTACAACTTCTTTTACGCGAGTTGTTAGTTCATTTGTAGACATATTATATATTAGTATAAAAAATGTTTGCATTGCATTGTATTTGTAAAATGTTTCATTTTAAATAATAAAGGGTTTAAAAATATATTATCAGTATAATAATAATATAGTATAATATGCCAGGCGGGTTGATGAATTTAGTCTCTCAAGGACAACAAAACGTTATTTTAAATGGAAACCCTAGCAAATCATTTTTTAAAAGCACCTATTCTAAATACACTAATTTTGGTCTTCAAAAGTTTCGCGTGGATTTTGATGGCTCTAGAACTCTCCGCATGACGGAAGAGTCTACGTTTACATTTAAAGTGCCCCGATATGCCGATTTATTGATGGACACTTATTTATCTGTTTCTTTGCCCAGCATTTGGAGCCCCATTATGCCTCCGGCCGACCGCGTTGACCAAACGGACGCAATTAATGCCGGCGCATGGATTCCGTATGAATTCAAATGGATTGATAATTTAGGCGCAAAAATGATTTCAAAAATAACCATCACGTGCGGCAATCAAACCTTGCAAGAATACACCGGCAATTATATTCTTGCAACGGTTCAACGCGACTATAGTGCCGAAAAGTTGGCGCTTTTCAATAAAATGACCGGCAATGTCCCCGAATTAAATGACCCCGCAAACGCCGGTTCTCGCGTAAACAGCTATCCCAATGCATTTTATACCGAAGATCAGGGTGGTCCAGAACCCTCCATTCGCGGCAGAATAATATACATTCCATTAAATGCATGGTTTGGCACAAAAAGCCAGATGGCGTTCCCGCTAGTCGCCCTACAGTATAATGAGCTATATATCAATGTCACCTTTCGTCCAGTCAACCAGCTATTTCAAATTCGTGATGTATTTGACAATCTGAATAATTACCCCTATATTGCACCCAACTTTAATGCATTCTACATGCAATTTTACCGGTTTTTGCAGCCTCCTCCTGACATGACTTTAAATATTGACTCCTATACAGACACAAGAACGGGTTGGAATGCGGACATCCATTTAGAGTGCACTTACTGCTTTTTGTCCAATGAAGAGTCGCGATATTTTGCGTCCAAAGAACAAAAATATCTCTTTAAACAGGTGCGCGAAAAAACGTTCTATAATGTAACCGGTTCAAATAAAGTTCAACTAGATTCGCTCGGAATGGTCTCTAATTGGCTCTTTTATTTTCAAAGGAGCGACGTTAATCTCCGCAATGAATGGTCGAATTACACGAATTGGCCGTATAACTATATGCCGATGGATTTAATTCCGGCGCCAACAGATGGTATTTATCCAGTTACAAGGGTTTACGAGAATTATAGCGAAACTGTGGCAATCGGACCGGGCGTCAATGTAGACGGGCGTCTCACTGGATGGATGATTACGGGGCCATATAATATTCAAAATGACAAAAACATATTGGTCAATCTGGGAATATTATTAGACGGGTCTTATCGTGAGAATATTCAACCGGTTGGCATTTTTAATTACATTGAAAAATATGCGAGAACTAGCGGGAACGCGCCGGACGGACTATATTGCTACAACTTTTGCGTCAACTCATCTTTAACCGACTTGCAGCCGTCGGGCGCAATTAATATGAGCCGGTTTAACCAAATTGAGTTTGAATTTAATACGATTGTTCCTGCGATTGACCCGCTCGCACAAACTCTCACCATATGTGACCCTCAAACGGGGAATATTATCGGAGTAAATAAACCCACGTGGCGAATTTATGAATATAATTATAATTTATACGTCATGGAGGAACGATTAAATATGATTACCTTTTTATCTGGCAATTGTGCGCTGATGTATGCAACGTAAGTGTTATATCGGTGGAACGCATTTGCATTTGCATTTGCATTTGCATTTGCATTTGCATTTAGGAATGCACACGTATCGGTGAAATAGTAAATAGTCAAATAGTAAAAATTTTATATTTGACTATTATAATATGAGTGACAATGCAAATATTATGGAAGAAAAAAAATTAAAACACACAAAAAACCGCAAGTCTACCCAGGCAAATATGTTTACTGTAAGAAACTTGAAAAAAATTACACAAGTTACCCTAAAGGTTTTTATGAGCATAGCCATGCTGTTTTTAGGTGGCTCCATTTTTTGGTATTATGGAATTATCTGCCACGCGGGCCTTTTGCAAACAGATTTCCCGCATGACTATTATGAGCGCTGCTTTGAAAAAAACGCACCCAAAAGCGGGTTTGACAAAATAAAAATACTGAAAACCAAGGTTCCTATATATAGCATGGATGATGACCAGAATACAACGCGATGTTCATTCGTGCATTTTAATGAAGCGGATATTAACAAACAGTTTGAAGGAACCCTAAATGATAAAGGCAAGCAAGAAAATGCCAGTTTATTATACAAATTAACCGAAATTAAAGAAGGCGCTGAGAAACAGGGGACCGGATTTATGAAATACTCCTTTATAAATTATCTGCAACGGCTAATTATTGCGGATTTTAAAGTCATCAGCACTTATTTTGAGTTCTTTCATAGTGTTTGCAATGAAAGTGTCGGGCTAATGCTCGGCGCATTATTTTTAATACCATTCGCGCCTATATACATCATTTGTCATATCGTATCCAGCATAGCATGTTTTTTAATGTCCATCATGGATATTTTTAAAACCCCTCACTATACTGCTAAAACAACGAATAGTTCACTTTTCACAATAATATGGTCCGGGATGGTGAACTCACTTTTCCCAAGTGATACAAACGCAACGACCCCAGAATATGAACCACTCACGTGGTGGGACCTCTTTATACGTTTGACTTATTTGTTCTTTTATTGCACGATGGGCATCATGATAAACATGGTATCATCTATTTTTTGCGCGCTCTATTCTCTTGCCAAAGTGTTTGCAATGACCGGCACAGTAGATGTCCCCAAATCTAGTGAAAATAATAAAACGGATAACCCTACCAAAACTAAACAATTCACCATTTTTCATCTATTGAAAAATAATTTACACTTTTATAGCAGAGGTTATTTAATCGCATTCACATTAATGCTTATCAAACAAATATATACAGATATGAGCCCAACCACTGCCATTGGCTGCATATTCGCGGTAATTATATTAGTGTTTGGAACAAATGTGTTTGCCAAATATGTGATAAACCCGGATGACTTCTCCTCTTCTGGCGATAAATGTGACGCGTCTACTGATAGAGAACCTGACGCACCTGCGGCCCAACCGATTGTCCCATCTGAACAACCACCGGTTGACCCATCCACACCTTCTATCCCCATAAATGCAGAACAAGTTGAGGTTAAAGTAGATAATCCGGAAAACACAACAATTGAAATCAAAAAAGGAGGGGAAGGAGAAAAACAAATTAAACGGTCGCATAAAACACAAAGGAAGAAACCTCCAGTAAATGAAGTGCCGCAATAAGTATCATCCGCAATAAGTATTTAAAGATATTTATATTATACATTATACATTTATATGAAACATACGAAAAACACGGTATCCAATGATAAATTTCCATTCGTGAGCATTTGCACCCCGACATTTAATCGTCGCCCATTTATTCCCTACATCATCAAATGCGTGGAATACCAAACATACCCCAAAGACCGGATGGAGTGGATTATTATTGACGACGGCGCCGACAAAGTGCAAGACATATTTAAAGAAGCGATTAAGACCAACCCACTTCTACCCACCATCAAATATTTTCCCAATTCCACGCACATGACCCTTGGCAAAAAACGCAATGCAATGCACGAAAAATGCAGCGGTTCTATCATCGTGTATATGGATGACGATGATTATTATCCTCCTGAACGCGTGTCTCATGCAGTGGAAACTCTTCTTGCCCACCCAGAAGCCTTGTGTGCCGGTTCAAGCGAGATGCATGTTTATTATGATGGCATTAACCAACTTGTAAAATGTGGTCCCTATGGACCATCCCATGCCACTGCGGCCACGTTCGCATTTAGAAAAGAACTGTTGCAATTTACCCAATATGACAACACCGCCGCAGTCGCAGAAGAACGCCTTTTTTTGAAAAACTATTCTATTCCATTTGTTCAGCTAGAGACTACTAAAACCATTCTCGTGTTTGCGCATATTCAAAACTCGGTAGATAAACGTCGTCTCATTGAAGAGCCTAGCCAATATGTAGGTCCATCGTCCAAAACGGTGGACGACTTTATCAAACATCCCGATTTAAAAGCCTTTTATGTAGGTAATATAAATCCCAAGTTAATCACCTATCCGCAGGGAAAGCCAGAGCATAAGCCGGAGATGATGAAACAAATACAAGTGATGAAGGAAGAACGGGAGCGAATGATGGCGCCTATGCAAGATATGTATAATGGGTTGATGGGACAAATGAATGAAATGCGCGCTGGATTTGAGAAAGTGATTGAAAATAAAGACACCATTATTAATGCGCTTATGAAAAAACTCAAAGAGTTGAAAGAAGAGAACGAAGCATTGAAAATGTCAATCATTGTATCCGGACCAGCATAAATATAATAACTTATTTCACCGTAAAATAGCTTAAAGACATTTTACAAAAAGATATTATAAAAGGAAGAAGTTATGGATTACGACGACAACTTTAACAAGGCGTTTCAAGACCACGACCTATTGGACGCGAATTCAGTGAAAAGCGGCGGTAAACGCGCGGCAGCGGCAGTTCAGCTGACGGACAAACATTGTCACACTGTAAAACGGCTCTTTAACGACATTTACAAGGATGGAAAGGTTCACAAATTTATTAACATCCGAATGTTTTCCAGTGGATTAGCCGGCTCAAACATTCGCAATGCGGTTACCGGAGAGTATTCAAGACACCTTGTCGGCACTCTGGAGCAAAACCTGTTTTTTAAAGTGGTCATGTCTACGGGTGAATTCAAGGATGCTGGTATGTTCAAGAATGGTCAGACGCCAGTGCACCTATATTACATTAGTCCAGAGCAGTTTGAAGCGCACCAGTATTGCGAAGTGGATGAAGAGACGCGTAATAAGTGGAATGAAACTTATGCGACCACTTGTGCAAAGTTGGGAATGTAAATGATAAATATTATGAGTTTGTAAAAAGCTCCCCATTTTTATAAAAATTATAAGTAGGTGTATATCCCATCTCCTCATTTATACTAAAAATTTCAACTCTGGCGTTTGGGTATTTTATTGTTTCCTTTATCGCATCTTCCTTTGACAAGAATATAATTATATCTTCCCAATTGTTTACATCAACAAATACATAGACAAAATCCATTAATTATAATATAATGTTTCTTTATATTATAATATAATAGGCGTTTCGCAAATGTCGTTTATTTAATTTAAATAGTCTTCAAGTAAGATAGATATTGAGCAAGTGGAAGTTAAACCATTATAAAGAGCCATACTGCCAAATAACATCAAAATAATTAATGATAAAATATTAATTTTCTTCAATATGTTTTCTTTCTTTAACTGCATATAAATATATATCCCTACCGATAGCATTATTATTCCCATAATTGTCTGAATAATTCTCATAACACTATAAAAATTAAATGAATTGCTTCCAACAATATTTATTCTCATTTCAGCGTTTCCATCTAAAAAAACATTATTTGAACCATATTTTAAATTAGAAAACTGTAATTTTTCGTTGACTTTAATTTGTTTATAGTCATTAAAATATTTATTTTTAATAAATTGGGACCTACTTGCCGTTTGGCATACAATATATATTTCATCAACGTATTCTAAATGCTTAATAATCGTCTCCGCATTAAATCTTATCATATTCATCGGAATGTTATAAAAACTATATTCTTGAGATTGGTCAAAATGTTTAGAATAAACTTCATCACTTTTACGTATATCAATAAACAGATATTTCATAATATATATATATATATATATATGTATATATTTATTGTGAGCTTTGCCAATTGTAAATGAAGGGTTATAATAAAAAAACTTTCAACAAAACGAATGAATTACATAAATAACCGACGTTTGCAAAACGCGCAGCCTTAGGAAATATTAAATGTAAATATTAAATATAAATGTAAACATTCATAATACTACTTAAATATTATTATGAATATAATCATTATTGGAATGAACTCGCAATCAAGTCAAATAATTTGTCAAGAGAATGAATTCAATGGACAAACATATGCTGAAAAAGAGACTAGCCTACTTTTGAACACCAGTTCCATCACAGTTGTATCCACGTGGTATGCAATCAACCAACACCAGCATGATTTTGCAATCTGTAATGCGGTCGTATTATTTACATCTGTCAATTATTGGCGAGACCCTAAATATACTTGCATGAGAAGATACATTGATATCGCAGCCGTTCTTTCTTCCTTAATTTATCATATGTGCATCGCGGTTCAATCTCAACGCGCGTTGCAATACTACACCATCACTGCACTAGGCATGTGTTTTTATCATTTAGGTTGCGTTCATTATAATGATAAAGACTACTGGAGGTCCGCAGTTTCGCATAGCGTTCTCCATATATTGGCAAATTTGGCGCAACTCGCATTATATTCGGGCAGTCGCCATATCGCGTAATAATTGATGCCTTCTAATCCCCGCCACTAATATCATCCGCAATATCATCCAAGTCTTCCGCGCTCTCTTTAATAAATTTGTCTAAATAACGATATATCCGGTTAATATCCAATTTATTTATTTCGTAATTCTCAAATAACGCCAAAATGCTCGCGTCATCCTCGCACTTGCTCTTCAAATCAATGAAAAAATAAAACAAATCATTCTTGTCCATGCCTAGTTGTTGGCATAGCGACTGGATAAAAATGGTGTTGTTGTATTCAGTGGAATATTTGGTGAGAACTTTGGTAAACCGGATATCGCCTGTTACTGTCGCCGTCGTCCCTGCCGCCGTCGCCTTCGGCTTTTTCTTAAATGTAGAGTGATACAGCTTGTTGTTTTTAAACGTTTTAATCAATGAACTCAACTCGTTGAATTGCCAAATCTGCTTTTGAAACGTAATGCGGTCAATGTAGTCCGCAAAACAAATATTGTCCAACACTTTTAAATAAAATGGAATGGACGCTTCTTTTTTCATTTTAGAAATGCTGTCAATAATATTCTCGTGCCATAGTAGCCCGACAATCGTGCGGTCTGTCTCGTTCATTATGTTTAAATGCTGGTCAATACTGTGAGGCACATTAATCAACTTTTGCGCGATTTGTTTCGTGTCATCATTGTGCGACTTGGTTTGAAAAATATTGTGAATAATATTCGTCTGAAGCAAGTGTTTATTGCTCATATAAATATCATAAATGTTTTTCAGTTTTCTAATGTCGCCCTGAACAAATTGGATAACATTGGTCTTCAATTCGTCTTCAATGGTGGGCATCAAGTGATTAATAATGTTCATTATTTGCGGGGACGTCGGCGTTTTCAGTTCAATCACATTGCATACCTTCATCAATTCTTTGATTTTTTTATCAATGTGGTAATTCCCGATGCAGATGATTGGATTTAAGGAGACCTCTTCTAGGCGCTGTTTTTTCGTCTTTTTGGGACGGATTAGTTTTATTAATGTATTAATGCCGCCCTTATCGCCATTATTCATGCCATCAATCTCGTCCATGATGATGACGATTTTTTTCGCCTTTTTTTGGAATAAACTCATAATATTTTTGTCCGACATATTATGTTTTGTAATCGTATCAATAATCTGTTTATTGCGAATGTCGCCTGCGTCATACTTAATCACATCATAGTCCAATGATTTTAATAAATCCATGATAAATGTGGTTTTGCCGATCCCTGGATTTCCATATATGTATATCCCCTTTTTAAAGAGTAGGTCTTGCTTGCTCTCCTCAAAATTAGACAATATTTTTGTAATTTTAGCAACTTCTTCCTCTCTATTTAAAAAATTATTAAAATCAATATTATTCATATTATAATTATATTGGTATTGTTTTTATGTTCATTTGCAGTCAATTGGTTTATTTTATTGATGTAATCATACATGGGTCTACGGTTCCATAGGTAATTCCTTCCCATGCAGCATTGCAACCAGTCGCCCATTTTCGTTTGTTGCATGCACCGTCTGCGCCTGCATACACACCCATTGTAAAATCTATTCCGTCCAGCGGGTTACATGTGGTATTATTTTTAATCTCTTGCGTCATTGGCGCCTTTTCAATTGGTTTACAATTACCTGAAGAATCTGCCTT